AGCTCTAAATCCTCCGTTGAGGTTGGCAAAGGCAGCTGAATCGAGTAGTGCTCTAAGAGCACCAGTGCTAGCGTGTTGTAGTCCGCCGATCATTTGAATAAGGCCAAAGCCGTAAAAGCCTAAGCCCGGAAGATATTTATAATGTATAAAATAAGTTCTTTTTCTTCTTAGTGTATCTTCTTCTTTCCAATTTCTTCTAATAGATAAAACTCTTTGTGAATCATAATCTATTGTTACAACATAAGGTAAAGCTAGTTCATTTTTGTCTTCACCTAAATCTAAATTAGTATGAACTTCTAATATAGTATGAATTTTATCAGCCATACTTGGCGACATTCCTTCTAATCTTTGTAAAGTTTGTTGAAGCATATCTCCATCATTATTGGAAGCTCCACCCGGTGTCTCATTTTTACTTAATGGAATATCTTTGTAGTAACCAGATATTTGATATTTTCTAATATCGTTTTTAGTTAGTTTCATTACTTGAGTATATCTTTCTGCAGTTTCTAAATCTGAATTTTCCATAGAAATTACAAATTCTTCTGCTGGTACAAATTTAGAACAAATCCTATCTAGGGTATTATCAAAATAAACTTTTTTAAAGGCACTTCCAGCAAGGGCTAGATAAAATAACATTTGATCTAGTTCATTAAAATAATCTGGAATCTCTTGAGTAACTTGATAGTTCATAAAGTCTTGAACTCTCTGAGCTTGTTCTAATTTTTTATCTGTAATTTTTCCAATAATTTGAGTTTTAACAGGACCGCCTGCTGGAAACAGTTCAGCAATAGCTCTAGCTTGAAACTGTGTTGCTGCTTCTGCAAGTAGGGGGTGATGAACACCAGAAGCTCCAGGGAAAGGATCTTGTCTATCTTCGACAATCACTCCTAACATTTTTAAACCTTTTGAATATTGATCTTCCCAATTTTTTCTAGAACTTTTGTCATCTTCGTAAGCTTTAGTTAATTCATTACCTAAAAGATTAACTTCTTTGTCATCTAGTTCTTCTGCTAAATTAGAATAGTGATTACTTTCAAAAGCTTCTTCTTCTTTTTCAGTTTCATCTTGATCTATATCAACATTAACTTTTTCACCTCGATCATTAGTGAATTGTAATTTTTTTTTATCTAGTTCGACTTCCATTATTTTTTCTTTGTTTTCTTTTTAGGAAAACCAGCTTTCATATTAGAATAAGCTTTAGTAGTAATAGTTGACTTAGACTTTGGTCTTGAAATTCCTTTTTTCTTACGAACATTTATGTTTGCCCATAGTCCTGGCCTTTTTTTAGAAGTAGTCATTTATTTACCAAAGCTTTTTCTGTTTAACATTTACTTTTTATGCTTAGCACCTTTCATCATTTTGCCGTTTGGCATTTTGTGCATTTTTTCTTTTTTTTTGGTGCTTTTAGATTCTTTTTTACTGTATTCTTTTATCATAGTTTTCGTCATATCATTATACCTCCTGGTTCACACCATACTTTCCTATATAGAGATATAAAACAAAAATATTCATTTTGAAAGTCTTTTATTTTAAATCTACAAGTCCTGTTTCTCTATTTAGAAATTTATACTCTATTTTTGTTATTTCGAAGTCTTTTTCAATCTTTTCACATATTTCTTCTGGATCTAATTCACTACATGAATATACATCAAACTGCATTAAGGCAGGAACACATTCGTCCCAAATATGCATAGCAATGTGAGAAGTTTCTATAATAGCAACAGCAGTAATACCTCTGTTACCAGGCATGTCACAATATTTAACATAAGGACCCATAAATATTTTCATATTAATTGATTCTACAAATTTAAGGAACCATTCTTCAAGTTGCTTTTCTTCCATAGGAGGTCTAAGAGCTTCTGCCCTAATAATTAAATGTTTATGCGTTAATAATTCGTTTTTCATAAATTTTCAGTGGGTATTCTAATGTGTTTTAATACTTTTCCTTTTTGAGAACCTTCTTTTATAACATATCCAGTAGTTCCGTTACCATTAATTTCTACTTCTTTCCTACTCCTTAAAAGAGTTTCATCTGTTAATTTTTTTAATTTTTTATCATTTTCTTTTATGATAAAACTAGTTAATCTATCACTTGTCATTTAATTAACATTTCCATCTTCTTCTAGCTTGTCTTATTCTAGAATTAGGATCATTTCTTGTTTTAGCAGATGAATTTCTTAATTGTCCAGCGGATCTTGCACAATACGATTTTCTACGTTTAGCTGCTTTACTTCCAAGTTTTACTTTACCAGTAACTGCAGTTTTTAACTTAGATCCAGGATTAGCTCGTCTATAAGCAGCAACACCTTTTCGTGTCATGCCTGCTCCTGACTTAGTTGATCTAAAGTTACCTGACTTCACTGAAGTTTTAATTGGAGTTTCTTTTCTAGCCATTAGAAACTACCCATACTATCAGAACCACCGGGGTCACTTGCGTTTGAATTATCTCCACCAGGAGAACTTTCTGACATGTCATGAGTATAAGAAAAAGTATCTTGTACTGAAGGAGCTCCCATATTATAATCGATAGCCATTACGTCACCTTGATTATTCATATTAGTAGGTCCACTGTAACTATTATTTCCGCCATTATTATTAAAAAAATTATTAAGACCTTTTCCGAGCATCATAGCAGGTGCTCCAAACATCATAGTTCCCATTACATTCATTGCTGTTTTTTTATTGAAACCTATTCCTAAATCTTTAGTAACATAATTATCAAAATCAGTAAGACTTTTATTAACAGTTTGTGAAAAACTTTCTACTTTAGTTCCAACTTTATCAAAGTCCCATTGAAAATTAGATTTAACATTTTTAGAAAAGTCAGGTGCTTGTACGTCACCCGTTGAAAATTGCGGTATAGAACAAATACCATTAACAGACATTCTTCCATCAGAACATACATATTCTTGCATATTATTTACCTTGACCTATATACTTTTTATAGTTTAATTTTTCGGATTTGTTAAGAGTTTTTTTATGGCGGCCTGGTCGTTTTCTTGGTCTATCTCTAGGTACGTGGTAACTAGAGTTTTGTTTAGCCATTTTTCTTTTTCTGTAATTCTTCTACTGCTTTTTTCTGGGCGTCTTTACTATTATAACCTGAATTTTTTCCTTTATATATTTTTCCTAATTTAGTCGCTGGGGTAATAGGAACAACTACTTCTACAACGTCACCTTCATCATTAAAAGTTTTTTCGGTTTTAGTTGCCTTGTATTCGTTATTTTCGTTTCTTGACATAATTAATCCTTTAGTTTTTTAATTGTTGCTTGGTTATCTTTAGCGTAAGTATTAGTACCTGATTCTTTTTGAAAATCTGTAGTAAGTTTATCATCACCTATGATATCTGTTTTTCTAGATACTGGATCTTTATCAAATCGTTCTTGAATTTTAATAGTTTGAAGCATATCACTTGCTGATGTTTTTTTTCTCTTAGCCATTTTTTCAGCTAGTTCAATTTTAGCTTTATCTTTTTTAGATTTAGATTTTTTAGTTTCTATGTATTCTTTATTTGGATCGGACATATTTTTTAGCCTTTTTCTTTTTAATTTTTTTAGGAGCTGCTGCTCTAGAGTTCTGTAATCTTCCTAGTCCGCCGCCTGCTCCTCCTGTTAGTTTCATTTAATCCTTTAGTTTTTTAATTGCATCTTGATTATCTTTTGCATAAGAATTAGTACCTGATTCTTTTTCAGCTGGTTCTTTATTTTTCATTAATCTAGCTGCGGCCATCATTCCTACTATTCCTGCTATTCCTATAGAACCAATTCCTATAGGAATAACGTCATTACTTTTTTTATAAAATTCTTCACTAGCACCTATTTTTTTTAAATATTTTGGATCATCATATTTAGATTTCTTTCCCATAATTAACTTCTTTTTAATTTAGAAATAAAAGCTGCATTGTCAGAATGATAATCAGAGTTACCTTTTACTTTGTCTTGAATAGTTTTAGCAGCAGAAGGGTCTTGCTTTGGTGGATGTGCTTGAGGTGAAAAACCGGCGGCAGCTCCACTTGAATTATATTTAACAGCTGTTCTTGTAGTTTTTTGTGTCATAGTCATTAATAGATACTCCTAGTTATATTTAGTTTTCCAATGAAATTTTCCATTTCATTTTCTTTTCTTGTTTGTTCTAGGACTACTTCATCATCAGGATTCTGCATAGCTTTTTTAATCATTGCTGCAGGCTCAATAGCTCCAGGAAACTTTTCATAAAATCTTTTATTAGATTTTTTAACATCTTCAACAGAATAATTTTTACTGTTGTGATTACTAATCGATTGTCTTGTAAACGCATCACTCATTTATAAATCCTCCGTTGTACTTAATTTTTTATTTAATATACCCTGAAAACAAGATTGTGTAAAGGTCGGAAGTAACATTTCGCTAATAGGCGACTTATTAT